TTGGTAGCGAATCAAATCAAACTTCAAGAGGTTCCTCGCCTAGAAGAAATCGTTCAACTTCTCTCGAAGATTTTAAACAGAATAAAAAATAAGTGGAAGAGCCGAAGAAAAAGACATACGAGGAGTGTTATCATATTATAGACACTGTTGTTTCTAAATATCAAGGCAAGTGGAGGCTCAAAGCCATCAACTGGTTTGACTTTGAAGATGTAGCACAAGTCGTTAAGACTCATATCTTTAAAAAGTGGGATCTGTGGGATCAAGAGCGACCTTTAGAACCTTGGGTTTCGAGAATCGCTTCTCATCAAATTAAAAACATCATACGCAATAATTATACAAACTACGTTAAACCGTGTATGTCTTGCCCCCACAATCTTGGGGATAACTTGTGCCTACTAACTGAATCTGGAAGTCAAGATTCTTCGTGTGCATTATATGCAAAGTGGACTAAATCAAAACGCCAAGGATATGGCGTAAAGATGCCTCTAGCAATGGAAAATCATCAGCAAGAAATTGATTCATTTACTGATTCTGGTGTTGATTTTGATGCATCTATAAAAAAACTAAACGAAGTGATGAAAAAAGAATTATCCGAAGAACATTATCAAGTTTATATGATGTTATTTTTTGAAGACGCTTCTGAAGATGATGTCGCAAAGTATATGGGCTATAAAACTTCAGAGAAAAACCGCGCTGCTGGATATAAACAAATTAAAAATCTCAAAAAGATGCTGAAAGAAAAAGTGCAAAACATTATTGCCAAAAACGATATTATTTTATGAGTTTAAGCGACGAACAAAAGCAGAAAGTCCAAGATGCTTTCGCAAAGAATCCTGATCTGAATGAAATTGTCAAACATGTGTTTGATAATCCACAGCTTGACGGTCGTTCGAAAGAAGGAAGAGAAGTTAGATCATACATGGTGACATCAGGTATGAAGTTCAATACTGCTCGCCGCGAAAAAAAAGAAGGAATCGTCTTCACTGAACAACAAAAGGAATTCATTATTGACCAAGCAAACGCTGGTCTGTCTTCGCTAGCTATCGCTGAACTATTGTTTCCCAAACAAGAAATCAAACCACTCTCTATGGAACAGAGGGCGGTTTTCGCCCTCATGCGCGAAATAAATCCAGACTACAATCCATCTCAAGACACAGATTCTGTGCTGTCAAGCTACGTAGCTCCCAAAGCTGCGGGTAGGGTAGTAAAAAAAATCAACGATGCGACTGGTAATGTTTTTGAGGAAGAGAAGATTAATCGTCAGCACAGGATTTGCGTAGATAAACTAACGGTGAACCTTAATAATTCGCGGTTTGTAAAAATCATGAACAATTACACGTTGAAAGACGATAGAGAATTGTTTGAGCAGGAATTCATTCGTTTAACTTGGGACAAACCCGATTTAACATCAGACGAAATCAACCTCTACATGAACGTGTGCAAAGAAATCATTAATCTTGAGGTGATTAGTAAGCATTTGAACAAGTTAAATGACATGTTCGATATCGCTAACGATCAAGAAGAAATGAGTGTAAGACTTGCGGAAATTATCAAAGCCAAAAGCTCTGAATATCATCAATGCGAAACACGTATCGAAAACCTGACCAAAAAACTTCAAGGCGACAGATCTTCCAGAATGCAAAACAAGCAAAAAGAAAACGCTTCTCTTTTGGCACTGGTGCAATTCTTTCAAGATCAAGAAGAACGTAAGAATATGGTTAAAATTGCAGAAATGCAAAAAGAATTAGTTTCAGAAGAAGCTAATAGGCTAGAGGGAATGGAAGAATGGAAAGCAAGAATTTTAGGCATATCAAAAGAACATGTCATTTAATTGTAAAGAGTGCAATGAGTCATTTGATTCATTAAAAAGTTTACATCACCACATCAAGAAACACGATATGATGATGGGGGATTACTATGTCAAACATTATCCACGATTCAACAAGCTAACTGGTGTCGCTATTCAATTCAAAACATACGAAGACTATTTCGATAGAGACTTCGCGACTTACGATCAGTTGGTAGAATGGTGCGACACCGCAGATCAGGAAGAAGTTGGGGAATACATTATTTTATTGCTTAAAAAACGAATCGAAAAGAAATCTCTCGATTATGGTCCATGCTCCACTGAATTATTCACATCTGATTTACCACCAATCAGGATCTACAAGAGAATATTTGGCAGCTATAAGAAAGTATGCGAAAAATGTGGCGTTAAGCCGATGTTTGGCTCGAATCTACCAAAGGAATTCCATAATGATTATAGAGAAATAAAGATTTTGATTGATACGAGAGAGCAGCAACCGTTGAAATTCAAAAACTCATCTCCTTTAAAATTAGATGTTGGTGATTATGCTGTTACTAGAGAAAATTTCCAATACACATATGTCGATAGAAAGTCATTTAGCGACTTTTGTAGCACCATGTCGGTAGAATATAAAAGATTTGTGCGAGAACTGCAAAGATGTAGGCAATCAGAATGCTTTTTGTTCATTGTGATTGAAAGCGATCTACATAAAATGCGTGAAATTAATAAATATGCGCCTAAAAGATGCAATTTAGACTATATATTCAGCAATATGAGAGAACTGCAAAGAGATTTTAGAGACTGTTGCCAATTTGTATTCGCAAAAAACAGAAGCAGCAGTCAAATACTTATTCCGAAGCTTCTTATGCTCGGTTCTAAGATGTGGAATGTCGATGTCCAATATTTTTTGGACGCTGGAGAAATGAACTACTTTGAAATTAAATAAATATGGCTTGGGAAAAAGGACATCAGATCTTACATAAGAAATTCAAGAACGTAAATCAAGAAATCTTAGAAAAAGAAGGCTATCTTGAAGAGGACGAGGCTAAAATTCTTTTATATAAGTTCTTGAAAGAGAATCCATCTTTCACTTCAGAGCTTATTTCTGGCATTTCATTGTTTCCATTCCAACATATGGCAATCAAGGCGATGATGGAGACGGATTATTTCTTAGGCATTTGGTGTTTAGATGAAAACGAATATGTTTTATCGAGCAGCGGCTTTAAAAAAATCAAAGACATTCAAGTAGGTGAAATGGTGCGCTCTCGCGAGAAGCTTAATTTAGTAACTGACAAACGCATCAATCCAATAGAAGATGGACTCGAAATTACTTTACAATCTGGAGATTCATTCAAGGCAAAAATAGGACACAAATGTCTTATTTTTAGAAACTTTCAATTTCATTTCGAAGAAATTCAAAACCTTCAAGAAGGAGACGTTATCCCAGTGAAGCTTGGCACTAATGTCTGGGGGTCAGAGGATGTTTTTAAAGATTTTAATTTCAAAAACCAACAGCACTTATTTTATTGGCTGGGTTACGTCGTCGGAGATGGCTATCTAAATCAAGACGGCGTTCACTATTGTTCAGAAAATTGCGAAATCCAAGAGGAGATTTTAAAATTTACCAAAGAAAACGATTTTAAAATGTACGCTCGCCAGAGAAGCTCTAATTTGAATTTTTACGAATACTCGGTATTTAATAGGGAATTAGTAAAAGCGTTAGAATCTATCGGTTGGGACAAATCTTTAAAATCCAAAGACAAAATTATATGCGATGAAATACTCAGCTCAACAAAAGAAAATTTGTGCGCTCTGATTGGTGGATTATTTGACGCAGATGGATATGCGTCGTATCAACCCAATAACAGTAAAGTAGGCTTAAAAAGCACCTCCCCACAATTGTTACGGCAAATTAAAATGCTATTAAACAACTTGGGTATTGAATCTAATTTGCGATTTTCGGGGCAACACAAAGATGTCCCTTACTATGATTTAGTATTAACCAACGACGTTGACAGTTTACAGAAATTTCAAGACGAAATAGACTTTATTGTTCATCATAAAAAACGCAATCTTCAAAAGATTATTGATAGATCAAACACAAGAAGCTATCAGAACAAGATGATCCCACAATTTGGAGAATTTCTTAAAACAGAAGGTTCTTACAATAAGCTGTGCGGAAAAAATGGTCAATGGGGCAAGTGTTTTTCTCAGAACGAGTTTGGTAAGTTGGATAATCTTTCTGACGGTACAAAAGATATAATTAACTCAATAAAAGAAGAGCAAGTATCGTTTTCTGTAATTAAAACCATTAAGCCTTGTCAAGTAAGATCTGTAGATATCGCTGTAGAGAATGAAGAGTGTTATATTGGTAACGGTATAGTCCACCACAATTCGAGGGGTCTTAGTAAGTCATTCACTACGGGTATTTTTGCTGCTATGGACGCTATCTTAAATCAGGGTGTTTATATCGGTGTCATATCCAAATCTTTCCGTCAGAGTCGAATGATCTTCAACAAGATCGAAGAGATCGCAAAAAGCCCGAAAGCTGCATACTTATCGCAATGCATCACCAAAGTCAGTAAATCAAATGACCAATGGGTAATGGAAATAGGTCGCAGTAAAATTATCGCTCTTCCATTGGGTGATGGTGAAAAACTTAGGGGTTTCCGTTTCCAAAGAATGATTATTGACGAGCTTCTTCTGATGCCTGAGAAAATCATTAATGAAGTTATCCTACCCTTCTTGGCTGTTGTGGAAAATCCAACGGAACGCCAAAAGATGTATGATCTTGAAACAAAAATGATTGAGGCGGGGAAAATGACCGAAGAACAAAGGTATAAATGGTCTCATAACAAAATTATAGGACTATCTTCTGCTTCATATAAATTTGAGTACCTATACAAGCTTTACCAACAATACGAGAACTTGATTCTCAATCCATCTAAACAAGACAACGCTCATAGGGTTATTATGCATCTAAGTTATGACTGCGCTCCTAAACAACTTTATGATCAAAACCTTTTGGATCAATCTAAAGCTACAATGAGCGAAGCTCAGTTTGAGAGAGAGTTCGGTTCTATATTTACAGACGATAGCTCTGGCTACTTTAAAGTCAGTAAAATGGCGGCTTGTACAGTCCCAGATGGAGAAGGACAGTCAGTTGAGGTTATTGGCGATAAAAAAGCAGAATATATACTCTCATTTGACCCATCTTGGTCGGAAAGCGATGGCTCTGATGATTTCGCAATACATGTTATTAAACTGAACCCCGAAAAAAAATCGGGAACGATAGTTCATTCTTACGCTTTAGCTGGTGCGAACTTAAAAAAACATATTCTTTATTTTCACTATCTTTACACGCACTTCAATATCAAAATGATCGTGGGCGACTATAACGGCGGCGTTCAGTTTATCAACTCTTGCAATGAAAGTGAAATCTTCAAGAAAGCAGGTATTCACATACAATGTATTGATTCTGATTTCGACGATCCACAAAACTACAACGCCGATCTGCGCTCAGCTAGAAACCAATATAATGTAGAATCTAAAAAAATATGCATACTGAGAAAACCAAGCTCGCAATGGATTAGATCTGCCAACGAAATGCTACAAGCTGCGTTCGATCATAAAAAGATTTGGTTCGCGGGAACTGCGCTGGATGATGACTATTCTCGCCAAAAATCAGCGATCATACCAATTGATGAGATCACTTTCTCAAAATACAATGATGAGGGAGATTCTTACGCTAAACAGATTGACTTAATTGAACATTTAAAAGATACAATTGACGCTACGAAAGTGCAATGTGCCTTGATTCAAGTATCGACCACTGCCAACGGCTCCCAATCTTTTGACTTACCCTACAATCTCAAGAAGCAGAGAAACGCTGATAAAGCAAGGAAAGACTCCTACTCAGCTATTGTTTTGGGCAATTGGCTCATGAATGTCTACTTCGATATGATGGCTACTCCAGAGGCATCAGCGCAGGTTACATTTGTCCCAATGTTTGTTGATTAACTTTTAAAGTTAACTTTTAGACTTTTTTGTGTAATATAGAGTAATGGATAAGCGACACTATAATAAAAAATCTGATTATTGGAATCAATTTGCAAAAGAACCAATAAAAATTATGTCACAGGCTCACCAACAATATGAGCCAGAATTGTGCGGTGAACCATTTTACGTTGCAGAAGCATCGCTAAACACTTCTTTCGCCAGTGATGATTATTCTCGTGTGGACAGCTCTTCTCGCAGTGGTAGCCGTAGAAATAGAGCTGCGACCTCAAGAACTCATGATCGCTTCAGCAGCATTCGTAATGGTCTTCTGCCTTACAGTTATGCTATGGACGGTGTCAATGTGCGCGAAGCAATCGAGCTTTGCCAAAAAGCCTATGCAAACGTAGCCGTATTCAGAAACTCTATCGACATCATGTCGGAGTTCGCTAATACCGAATTGTATCTTGAAGGTGGCTCGCAAAAAAGTCGCGATTTCTTTAATGAATGGTTTAAAAAAATCAAACTATGGCATTTGAAAGATCAATTCTTTAGAGAGTTTTATC